TCACGGCATCACCTCGACGAGCGGGATCGTCGGGATATGCCCGGCCTTGAACGTCGCTAGGCTGGCCTCGATGCGATCCGTGTCGAAGCGCACCGGCACATGGAACTCATATCCCGCCGAGACCACCCCGCCGTTGCCGGGCGGCGCGACAAGCGTGACCTCGCCGGTCGCGGTGTCCACTTCGAAATCACCGGCGTCCAGCGCCACGCCGTCAACGGCCACGATCACGCTGCCGGCGACGGGCCGGGTGATCGGCCGGCGATAGGCGTCGTCGCCCTCGCCGTAGACCTTCACGAGCTGAAAACTCGTCGCCGCTCCGTCGCCCGTCGCGATCGCCTGATCGAGCGCGGTCACGGTCTGGCCCGGCCGCGTGGAGCTCATGTCGAACGGGTCGCGGAAGCGGAACGCATGCAGCGATCCTCGCCGCGCCTCGAAGAAGGCCAGCACGTCATAGAGATCGTCGGTCGAACGCAGCCCCGTGCCGGCGTCGTATCGGCGCAGCGAATGGGCGAAGCGCGCATTGCGCGTCTCGCGGCCCGACATCAGCGTCACGACCTCGTTGCGCCGTTCGGCCCCGCCGGTCGCGCCGAACGAAACCGCGATCGGAAAGACCACGTCGTGGAACGGCGTCATCAGAGCGACCTTGAGCCGCGCGAGGCGACGCGCGCCAGCATGGCCGCGACCTGCGCTTCCGATTTGCGGAACGACCCCGCATCCGGCGTCGATATGTTGACGACGATCGTCTGCCCGCCTCCGCCTCCACCGCTCGACGCGACGCCGAGGCGACCGTCGGCCGTTCGCCGCAGCGGCAGGATCGCCTCGGCTCCCGCCTCGCCCATCAGGCCGAGCGCGCCGCCGGCGTTGAAATAGGTCGGCTGCGCGACGATGCCGCCCGCTGCGAACGGCGTGATGCGTCCCGGTACCCCGCCATCGGCGAAGGGCAGCAGGCCGCCGAACAGCGACGAGAACAGTCCGCCCATCAGCGATTGCAGCGGCGCCAGGCCCTGGTTCAGCGCCATGCCCGCAAGGTTCAGCGCGATGCGCCGCAAGATGTCGTCCAGCTCCTTGCCGCCGATCACCGCCGCCTTCAGCGCGCCGGTCATCTGCGCGCCGAAACTGTCCGCCAGCGATTCCAGGTTCGCCAGCGCATCGGCCATCGGGCCCGCATCCGCCTGGATGCGAACCGTCACTTCCTCGTCCATCGATTGCTCCGTCAGTCGGGAAACATGTCCATCATCCGGGCGATCTCCGCGCGTCCGGGCGTGTCACCCGGCTCACCGAAAAGCGCGCGGGCCGCGCGGTCGAATTCGCGCGGCGTCATCGCCCAGAAGTGGGAAGGGGGTAGCCGCAGCAGGCCCAGGCCCACCGACATCGCCGCTGCCCAGGGAAAAGCGTGCGGCGGTCCTGCTGCGGCTGTCAGGGGCGCGGTGTCGCGCCGTTGTTCGTGCCGAAGGTGGCGGCGAGGAGGTCGGCGGCGATGCGAGCGAAACCGGCCACGCCGGCCTCCGTCGTCATCTGGCGCACCTCGTCGTCGCCGACCTGATTGCCGCCGCCGCGCAAGCCTGCGCCAATGATGCGGACAAGATCGCCGGCCGCCAGCTTGCCGCTGGCGAAACGGGCCACCAGCGCCTGAAGATCGCTCGCGGCATAGGCGTCCTCCAGTTCGGCCAGCGCGCCGAGCGTGAGGCACAGCCGGTAAGGCTGGCCGTCGAGCACCGCCTCGACCTCGCCGCGATGCCGGTTGACGCTCATGGTGCAACCTCGAAGCTCACGGCTCCGGCAGACTCGAGCGCGATCTCGAACCCCACCTCGCCGTCATGCGAGCCGGAATATTCAAGCGACGTGATCTGGAACGGCCCTTCGACCGTGCCGAAATCCGGGATTGCAAGCTGCCAGTCCCGCACCGCGCCGGCGAAGAACGCCGACCGGATGGATGCATCCGATGCCTGATCCTTGAAAATGCCTGCGCCGCTCAAGGCGGCGCGTTGGACGCCTGCCCCGCCGAGCAGCTCGCGCCAGCGCCCGGCGGAATCGGAGTCGGTCACATCGACCGTCTCGCTATTGAACGCCAGCCGTTTCGTGCGTAGGCCCGCCACCGTGACGAATCCGCCCATGCCATCGGCGTCGAGCTTGAGGAGCAGGTCCTTGCCCTTCTTTGCGACCATGAAGGTCTCCTGTGATGTTTTGAAAGTTCGGGATGCGGCGACGCAGAGCGTGGCAGTAGGGCAGTAGGGCAGTAGGGCAGTAGGGCAGTAGGAAATGCCGTTGTCTGCTCGGTTGGCTGTCAATGCATATGTCGGCGCGATCGGGAGAGTCCTGGCTAGGAACGGTATTCCTACTGCCCTACTGCCCTACTGCCCTACTGCCCTACTGCCCTACTGCCCTACTGCCCTACTGCCCTACTGCCCTGCCTATTGCGGCTCCATCACCGCCCGATAGCGCAGCATCGCATGATGAACGAGCAGGTCTTCGTCGTAGCGCGCCTCGGCGAACTCCTGCCGCAGGTTGACAAGCGCGAACCCGTCGAGCGACAGCTCGCCCTCGCCTATGATGGACTGCACCTGGTCCATGATTTCGAGCGCTTCGCTTTTGCCGCGCTGCTTCGACCAGATGTGTATGGTGAACAGTTGCTCCGTGCCGATCTCGGTTCCGGTCGACCAGTCGAACATGCTGGTGCGGCCGAAACTGATATAGGGAAAGGCGACGTTCGGCGGCGTCGCGTCATAGATCTTCGCGCCGCCGAGCAGCGTGGTCAGGCCGAGGTCGCTGGCCAGCGCCGAATGGATCGCCTTCTGCAGTTCAATCGCCGGCGACGGCATCGTCATCTCCCCCGTTCCGGCGCTCGCGCCCGACCTTGCCAGCCAAGCGCGCCGAATCCACCCGGCCACGACGGTAGCCCGCCTCGATCTCGTCCGCCAGAGTGTGGGCCCGGCCCTGAAGGGCGCGGACCAGCCCGTCGAGCGTCATCGAATAGCTCACCTTCATCGCCCTTTTTCCTTTGTCCGCAGCACCAGATAACGCCCGGTCTCGTCCGGGTCGTGGGCCGTCAGGATGTCGAACAGCCGCGCCCCCCGCCGCAGACGCATGCCGCTTTCGACATCCTCGCGGAAGCGGATCGTGACGCGGTGGCTCACCTCTTCGAGCGTCTGCGCCGCGCCGAACTCGTCGCGCGCGGCCAGAGGCTCGATTTTCGCGAACACACGCGCAATCTCGAGCCACCCCTCGCTGTAGCCGCCTGCCCCATCGGGTGTCGCCTGCGGCTCCTCGATCCCGACCTGGAAGCGCATCTCGCCGGGATTGATGATCGCCATCATCACAGCCGCCCCAGCCGGTAGCCGGCGACCAGCCGGTCGAAGCCGGCGGGGATCGAGACCGGCTGATCCTCCGCCCGATAGGCAGTGCGGAATTCATACCAGTGCGCGACGAGCACAAGCACCGCGCGCCGCAGCAGATCCGGCACGTCCGGACCCGCTTCTCCGAAACCCGCCCGGAAATCGATCTCGATACCGTTCATGCGGCGCAGGATGCCGGTCGGCTGCGCGAATTGCAGGCGCGCCGGCCGCGACACCAGGTCGGCCTCGTAGTCGTCCGGATCGACCAGTATCGCCTCGCCATCCGGTCCGTAGACCGTCACGGACAGGATTTCGGCGATCGGATGGCGACGCACCAGCACGCATCCATCCGGCGGCAGGCGATCGAGCGTCAGCCGCCAGGACTGGTCGATCAGGGCGATGCCCGTCTGCGCCTCGACCTCGCTGCGCGCAGCCCGGATCAGGCCGGCGAGAAGCGCGTCCTCGCTGTCATGGTCGATGCGCAGTTGAGCTTTCGCCTCGGCAAGCGTCACCGGCTCGGCCGCCGGTTCGACGGTTCGAAAAAGCGTCACGGGAAACCTCGAATTTTTGAGATGGAAAGCCGGCCAGGGACTAGGGACTAGGGACTAGGGACTAGGGACTAGGGAAGAGTGCCGCCGCGCCAACGGGTGCAAGGTTTTTGTCGTCGGTTGATTTGCGCGGAGGATCGCCATCCTCCCTAGTCCCTAGTCCCTGGCCGCGCCGGATCAGCTTTCGCCGAACTTCACCAGCTTGATCGCATCGAAATCCTGCACGCCGCCGCCGACACGTTTGGTCGTGTAGAACAGCACGTAAGGCTTCGCCGAATAGGGATCGCGCAGCACGCGCACGCCCGTCCGGTCGACGATCAGATAGCCGCGAGCAAAGTCGCCGAACGCGATCGGCGTTTCGTCGACGGCGGCGTCGGGCATGTCTTCGGCCTCGACCAGCGGGAAACCCATCAGCGAGGCGCGCCCGCCTGCCGTGGCCGGCGGCTGCCAGAGGTAGTTGCCGTCATCGTCCTTCAGCTTGCGGATCGACGCCTGCAGCTTGCGGTTCATCACCCAGCTCGCGTTCTGGCGATAGCCCGCCTTCAGCGAATAGACCGTGTCGATCAGCACGTCCGAAGCACCGCTCACAGCCAGCGCGCCATCGACGCCCGTCGCGACATAGCCGAGATTACCCCACGACCAACTGCCTTCCGCGACGGTCGGATAATCGAGGAAACCGCGCGGTTTGTTGGTGCCGTTGCCGGCGACGAAGGCAGCACCTTCCTGTTCGGCGAACGCCGCCTCGACCTCGCTCGCGATCCAGTCGTCAAGATCGACGGCGCTGTCCTCCAGCAGCGTCGCCGTCGCGGCCGGCATGGCGTAAAGCTCCATCGTCTGGAACTGCAATTCCGACAGCGTCGAGGACGAGGTCTGCGGTCGCGCCGCCGTTTCGGCCACCCAGCCGGCGGCCGGACCGGCGAGTTGGAACGGCTTCTTCAGCACGGCGCTGGACACCTGCCGCACCGAGGCGATCGAGCGGATCGGCGACAGCGCCGCCAGTCGTTTGCCGATCGCGCTTTCGGTTTCCGCCGGCACCAGATAGCCGCCGTCGGGGCCGGAGCCGATCGACATCGCCTTCATGTCGATCGCGTGCAGCGCGCGTTCGTCGCCACGCCGCACATAGGCCTCGAACGCCTCCTTGTGCTCACCGCCCTGGAACGCGCCATCACGGCCGAGCGCCGGGCGCGCCTTTTTCAGCGCGAGCTGGTCCATCGCCCGCTTCTGCTCGTCGAGCGCGCGGGAGATGCGGTCGACCTTCTCGGCCGTCACCACGTCCTCGCCGGAACGCCTCTCCAGCTCGTCGAGCCGCTGGTCGTTCGCCTCGCGAAACGCCTCGAACGCGGTCATGAACTCGCCGAACGCGTCGTTGAGTTCGCCCGTCACGCCCTTCCGTTCGGGGGCGGAGGCAATATTGTCATGCACCATCAATTCCATTCCTTTTGTTTCATTCTGATCGCCGCTTTCCTGATGCGCTCGGCCAGGCGAAGCTGCCGGCGCCAATTGCTCGTCGGGCCGAAGGGCAGCCTGACATCGGGCAGTTCCAGCCCGCCCGTCGGCCCCAGACCCTTGAGGCGCGTGATGCGGGCGTCCGGCTGCATTGGAAAAGTGACCACCGATATCTCCCACAGGTCCGCCTCCAGGATGCGCCGCACGCCGCTCCTCTCGTCGCGGCGCGCGCGCACCGTCTTGAAGCCGATCGACAGGCCGTCGAGCGCGCCCGCCCGCATCAGCCGCAACACCTCCTGGGAGCGCATCACGCCGGGTGTCAGTTGGCCGCGCACGAACAGGCCGCGCTCGTCCTCGCGGATGTCCATCCATCGTCCGATCGGCTGGTTGGGGTCGTGCTGGAACAGCATGCGCACCGACTCCGGTCCGCGCTTCCTGAGCGATCGGGCAAAGGCGCCCCGCTCCACCAGGTCGTGCCCCATGTCGACCGTGCCGAACACGCTGGCATAGCCGGAGAACGCGCCGCCCTCCTCGATCTCGGTCAGCGCCATGCCGGCGAACTTTCGTTCGCGCACATAGCGCCTTGCTTCGAGCACGCGCGCCCTCTCGCTCCCGGCGGATGGCCGGGGGCGTTGTTTCGCCCATGTCATGGCGATCACTCCTTGTTGTTGGTATCGGCTTTGCCGCTATCGGTCTTGCCGTCGTCGGTCCTGCTTGGGCCGGCCGGCGTTTCGCCGCCGGGGTTGAACGCCCGCATGACGAAGCCGAGCGCCCACCAGGCGCACAGGCTCGCGACGGCCGATCCCATCAGCACGGTTTCATGGCTGCCGAGCAGTTGGCTCAGGCCAAGTTCGCTCGCGACCTTCAGCCCGACGGTACCGCCGAATATGAGCCCACATACGGTCCCGACCGCGAAGCGCAGCGCGGCCTCGCGCCGTCCGCGCGGCAATATGTAGGCGAGCGAGATCGCGGAGCCCGCGACCGCGCCGGCCCCTTTCGCGGCCCACATCCAGGCCGCGTTCGACATGTCGGACATGTGATGATGCCTTTCGATGTTCAGGCAGTAGGCAGTAGGCAGTAGGCAGTAGGAACGGACTTCCCAGCGCCTTCAGGTCAATGTCATGTCCGATGATTGTTGGCGCAGCCGTCGAAGACGATCCCTACTGCCTACTGCCTACTGCCTACCCCCTCCTCCCATACCCCACCGCCTCCCGCTTCTCGTCGTCGGTGAGGAAATCGGCCGCGCCCACCCTTCTCCACAGCGCGTCCCTGTCCGCCGCCGCGCCGTCGACCTGATCGGCGTCGTACCAGAGCCGCAGTTCCTCGCCGAATTTCGCCGACAGCCAGTTCGACAGCTCGCCCGCCGTGCGGCCGACCATCGGCAGCACGGTCAGCCGCCAGAAGGCGCGGTTGGCCTCCTGGTAGTTCGCATAGGTGTTGTCGCCCGGAATGCCGAGCAGCATGGGCGGCACGCCGCAGGCCAGCGCGATATCCCGCGCGGCGCCGTTTTTCGCCTCGATGAAATCCATGTCCTTGGGGGTGAGGCCCATCGCCTTCCAGTCGAGGTCGCCGTCCAGCACCAGCGGCCGCCCGGCGCGGCGCGCGCCCGCATAATTCTCCTCCAATTCCGCCTTCAGCCGGTCGAACTGCTCGTCGGTCAGGTTGCCGCCGTCCTTCGGCGCATAGACCAGCGCGCCCGACGGCCGCGCCGAATTGTCGAGCAGCGCCTTGTTCCACCGCCCGGCGGCGTTGTGGACATCGAGCGCCATCGACGCCGCCTCGACCGGCGCGAAGCCGTAATGGTCGTCAAGCGGATGGAAGAGCGACAGATGCAGCGCGCCCGGCCCCGGCTCCGCGCCCAGCGGGATCCGCCGCTTCGCGCTACCCGCCCGATAGTCGACCGCCACCGGCCAGCCGGCGGAATCCTCCACGATCGCGGCGCGGTCGGGCCGCAGCGCATGCAGCTCGCGCGCCGCCACGCCGGCCCCCGTGAGGCTGGCCTCGGTGAATTCGAGATAGGCGTTGCCGCCGATCAGCATGTGCCCGTAGAGCGCCTCCATCAGCGCGCTTCCCGACTGGCGCGGATTGGGCCGCGCCAGCAGCGCGAGCAGCGGATGCTCCGTCAGCGCCTCGCCGCCCTGATAGAGCAGCCAGGGCATGCCGGCGGCGGCCTCCGTCACGAGCCGCACGCAGCGATGCGCCACCGGGTTGCGCATGAACCCTTCGCGCGCCAGCCCGGCATAATCGCGCCTTGTCCAGCGCGCCTCGCCGTCCATGTGCAGCGCGACGAAACCCGGCGTCGATTTCATCTCGGCGGGTTTGATGTCGGCCTGTCTTGAATCGACACGCGTCGTCCGCCGTGCGAACGGCCAGTTCCAAGCCATGCAGGAATTCCTTCGATGATCTCAGACGCCGCGCACGCGCGGCTCGCCGCGCATCGGCAGCATCAGTTCGGTCAGCGCCCACACCAGCGCGTCGACCCGGTCGGGCGAGCGGCCGTCCGACAGTCCGTCGCGGCCGAAATCGCACATCTCGTCTTCCAGTTCGGCGAAGCGGCCGGCATGGGCCACCCTGCCCTGCTCGTAGAGCGCCGCGACCGGCTCGGCGCGCAGCCATTTGCCCCGGCTCGCCCGGACCGCCCGCACCGGCACGCCGGCTTCGACCGTGCGCAGCACGGTCGCCACCATCTCGCCGCCCTGATTGGTTTCGGCGACGATGCAGTCGGCCTCCAGCCGGTGGTACAGGCTCACCGCCCGCGCCGCCCAGTCGCGGGGGCTCGCCCGCCGCAGCGTGGCGTCGGCCAGCACCACGCCGTGCCCGTCCGCATCGATGCCCGCCGCGACGATGCCGCAGGCGTCCGACGCTTTTCCCGACGACACTGGCGGGTCGACCGCGACGACGATGCGGCGCAATTCGGCCCGTGGCATCGCGGCAGCCTTCTCCAGCATGGAGCGCGTCCACAACCCGCCCTCGCGCTCCTCGACCAGTTCGCCGCCAAGCTCCTGCCGGCCAAGCACCGAGCCGCCATAGCGCGCCTCGACTGCGGCCAGAAATCCCGGCGCCAGATTGGCCGCATTGTCGGCGGTCGTCATGCGCGTCACGAACACGCCCGGATCGGCCAGCATCTCTTTCAACAGCTTCTGCGGCCGTGGCGTCGTCGTGAACAATTGCTGCGGCCGTTCGCCGAGGCGCAGGCCGAATTGCAGCATGTCGAAACAGGCCTGCTGGTTCTTCCATTTCGCCAGCTCGTCGCACCAGGCCGCGTCGAATTGCGGCCCGCGCAGGCTGTCGGGATCTTCCGAGGAAAACATCTGCGCCACCGCGCCGGTGGCGTCCCAGACCAGCCGCCGCCGGCTCGCCTCGAAGCGCGGAACCCCGTCCCTGCGCGCCACCGCCCTTATCCCGGACGGCCCTTCGATCATCACCTCGCGCACATCGGCGAGCGTCTCGCCGACCAGCGCGATGGAGCCGTATCGCATCGTCGCAAAGGGACGAAGGCCGAACACCAGCCCGTTGACGAAATGCGCGCCCAAAAATGTCTTGCCGGCCCCACGGCCGCCCAGCACCAGCCATTTGTCCGGCGCATCGCGCTTCCGCCGCCAGGCGGGATATTGCTTGCGCTGCGCGCGGCCGACGGCGGACGCCTGCAC